ATACAAATAAGCTCGAAAAGTTAAAACGTTTTGCAGAATACAAGGCTTACCAAAAATTATTTGCTTATCCTTTATTAAAAATTTTGCTTAAAAATTCTAAGATACACGCAAGACATATTCCTAGAAAACTTAAAAAGAAAATGAAAAAAACAAAAACATATTATACACCAAAAGAATTGAAGAAAATGTACAACAATTTTAAAGAAAGGATATTAAATGAATAATACAGTTATGTTTTATAAACATTCAAGTGTAGGTAAAACCGAACTACCACCAACAGTAGAAAAGAAAAAAGCTATTATTGTTGATATAGATAATACTTTTTGTGAAACAGAATTTATTTTGGATGAGATTGAAAAGTTAGGTTTAACAGGTAGCAAAAAGTGGGAATACTTCAACGAAAATGTAAATAGATGTATGGTTAATGATTGGTGTGTAATGTTAGTCAATAATTATTTGGCACTTGGTTATGAAATTGTGTTTTTAACAGCGCGTTCTCAGGAAATACAAAAGACTACATTGGACTTTATAATGCCGTACTTAAAAAATTACCTTTATAAATACAATGTCAGTCTTTATATGCGGGAAAAAGATGATATATCTCCGGCATGGGAAATAAAAAGAAAATGGCTTGAACAATTACAATATATTTTCTTTTTTTTGTTTGCAATAGATGATGATATAGAAAATTGTTTGATGTATAAATCCTTTGGTATTCCTGCATTGTGTCCTATTAATTCAGAAAAACAAATTGAAAATTTAAAAATACATTATGCTTTGCAAAAAATTAGTTAAGAAATTATAAGTATTACTTTTTTCATTAAATCTTAATTCACTTTAAATGATAACCCCCTTGTGTTGCTTGCAATACAGGGGGTATTTTTTTGTGCGTATAAAACCGAAGTAAATGTTATAATATGTCATTAAATTACATAAAATCATACAAAATCAGATTGAAATGAAGAAGCAAGCCGGGTTATAGTTATAATGTGAAATTCGTTTGAGGGTTGGAGGTTGGTTATGGCTATACATCCTTATGTTGATTTGAAAAAGTTTCACTCTAAAGTCGACAAAATTAAATCAGCTTTAAACGACCCGTCAGACGTGTTTAAATACACATTTAAAGATATTAAAAGCAGAGCACCCGGCGGGGTGGCTGATGCGGTAAGGTCTGTTTACAACATCAAAAAGAACGAAATTACACCGAAAACTAAATCGGCAAAAAGTACTCCTAAAAAAGCGGGTTCAATTTTTGCAGTCGGTACGGATATTTTTAATTTTAAAATGATTTACTATGGCAGAGTTTTAACGCCCCTTCATTTTGGAATGACACCAAAGAAAAGACCAAATACCGCAGGAAAGAAAAACAAAAAATATAATATTAAGTTAAAAATTAAACAACAGCAAAAAATATTGAAAGGAAAATCAGGTAATTGTCCGTTTTTAGCTCCTGTGAGAGCAGGTTATGTAAAACAAATACCTTGGGAAAGATTTAGTGATGACAGGAATGATATCCGCCCCGTTAAAACCTTATCAGTACCGCAAATGGTAGATAACATAACCGTTCGTGAAGTGATTGATAAGACGCTCGGTGAGCTGTTAAACAAAAGGTTTAATCATCACTTGGAAAATTTTATAAATAAAAAGATGTATTGAGGAGATAGTGGCGAAAGCGATATGTGATCGCTTACACGTTGCAATAGTTTGGCGACCTTGCAAACGTGTTACTTTTAGCTTAAGTAAAAGCACCGCCTTAACCACCGTAACACAGCGGTGAGTAAAGGAAGTATTACTATGGCTAAAAATCCTACTAAGATTGTAGAAAAAAATGCAAACAACATCAAAATAAACGTATTTTGCGCGTTTGATGAAATTGTACCAATCGCGGAATTAAAAGAAAATCCGCAAAATCCAAATTCTCATCCCGAAGAACAAATAAAACTTCTTTCGGAAATTATTAAAAAAACAGGGTGGAGAGCGCCCATTACTGTTTCTAAACGTTCCGGCTATATAGTAAAAGGTCATGGAAGATTAGAAGCAGCGAAACTTGCCAGACTTGAAAAAGTACCAGTAGATTTTCAAGATTATTCTTCGGATGAAGAAGAGCTTGCTGATATGATTGCCGATAACAAAATCGCGGAGTTTTCGGTACTTGATAAAAAACTTATCGCTGAAATATTTGAAAATTATGAATTCTCGGAATATGATATAAAATTGACTGGATATGATTTGAGCGAATTTGATGAAATCTACAATGCTTTTAATACACAGGAAAAAAATGTTATTGAAAAGTCCAATTTGCGAGAGCTGTTTCTGGCACCTCCTTTTTCAGTGTTCAAGGCAAACGGAGGAGATTGGCAGAAAAGAAAAAATGCTTGGCTTGAACTCGGTATAAAAAGTGAAGCAGGAAGAAATAAAACTTTTAAAAGTCTACAAAATTTATACGAAAAGAAAAGAGATATTACCGAAAATTGTCTAAAAAATTCTTATAAAGCAGGTGTTTCAATCTTTGACCCGGTTCTTTGCGAGCTGGCATATGTTTGGTTCAGCAAAGAAAATGACAGCATTCTTGACCCTTTCGCTGGCGGTTCGGTCAGGGGGATTGTGGCAAGTATCTTAAAACGAAACTATTGCGGTATTGAGCTGAGGCAAGAGCAGGTTGAAGCAAATGTCACTAATGCAAAAGATTTGTGCGATGAATATTATCCTGAATGGATTACAGGCGATAGCAACAAAATTCTTGATACGCTTGATGATAATTCTTTTGATATGATTTTATCATGTCCCCCATATTTAAATCTTGAGGTTTATTCGGATAACCCCGATGATATTTCAAATATGAATCACTCGGAATTCTTAAGAGTTTATTCTGAAATTATTGATAAATGTTATCGCAAGTTAAAAGATAATACTTTTGTAATATGGGTAATAGGTGAGGTCAGGGACAAAGACGGCAATTATTATAACTTTCTTGGTGACACGATTAAAATCTTCTTAAATGCAGGTTTTAAATATTACAACGAAATTATACTTGAAACACAAGTTGGAACAGCAGCTTTAAGAGCCGCCAACGGATTTAAAAACTCAAGAAAAGTTTGTAAGGTTCATCAGAATGTTTTGGTATTCCTCAAAGGTGACGCAAAAATCGCAGCAAAAAGATTAGGCGAAGTTGCTGTCAAAGAATTCGAAGATGATTGTATAGAATTGTGAAACAAGCCTTGAAGAATATTTAAAATGCCGTAAGCTCAATAATAACAAGTATATAAGGATTTGATATTATGGGTGGCGCAGATTACAGAAACAAATTAGAACTAATCAAAATGAAAATGTTATACGGTTCCTTGACCTATGAAGAAGCGAAAGAAGAAGCAAGACCAATTATAGAGGAAATGAACAAAAAGGCTCTAGAAATTGCTTACAGACATCGCAGGAAGCATAAACTTTTTACCTTTAATACTTTGATGAGATAGACGGTTATATCTATCTCATCATTTCTTTAAAACACGCACCACACATAGGTTTTAGCCTGATAGGTACTGTGACGCAAAATTTTCTCTTGCGGTTCATCGCGAGCCCAAGTTCGATATATTTTTTGAAATATTTTTTCAGGGCGTTTCGTTACGCAAAGTATGAGAGATTGAAATATGGCAGCAGCTAACAAAGAAGAGAAGCCGCAGAAAGGCGTTAATACAGCGGGTTTGCAAAAAGTTGATTATATTGCGAATTTTTTTAATCGTTCAGTCAGACGTATACAGCAATTAACGCAAGACGGGATATTGCCTACGGTTAAAGGGGCAGACGGTAAAAGATATTATGACTTGGTAATGACAATCAAGCGTTATATTGAATATTTGCAGGAACAACTTGAAAAAAAGAAAAACCCGTTAGAGGAAAAAGAAAAGACACGTCTTGACGCAGAAATAAGTTTAAAGCAGGCAAAGGCTACAACGGCGCAATTAGAGCTTGACGAATTGAAAGGAGATATGCACAGAAGCGAAGATGTTCAGGGTTTCTTAGAGGAATTTGCCTCGTATATAAGAAGTATGATGTTGGCGCTTCCGGGAATACTGGCCGTTGATTTGTCGGAACTGGATAATCCTTCAGAAATTTCCGAGCGTATAGAGGAAGAGGTAAACCGCATTTTATCGCATTTAAGCGAATACTCTTACAATCCTGATTATTTCAAAAAACGTGTAAGGGAACGTGCAGGGTGGCGAAAAGATGAGGAAAGCGTCGAATGAACCTAAAAAGATTTATAAAACGGAACAGGAGGCAATAAATGATTTAAACAGGGTAATCAAAGGCGCGTTTACTTTACTAAAACCGCCTGAAAAATTACATGTTGATGAATGGGCAGACAAGTACAGATGGATAAGTTCAGAGAGTGCCTCGGAGGCAGGACCTTGGAGAACATCAAGAACACCATATTCAAAAGAAATAATGCGGGCTTTTACAGACCCGAGAGTAAGAATTATTACGGTGGTTGCACCTTCACAGGTGGGCAAATCCGAGATAGAACTAAACTGCTTAGGCTACATTATAGACAACGCGCCGGGCTCAACAATGTACGTGCACCCTGATTTGAGTGTAGCGCGCGAGTTTTCAAGACATAGAATTGAGCCAATGCTTAATGACTGCAAACGTTTGCGTGAAAAAATGCAGACGAAGAAAAAAAGCAGTTCCTCAAATACTATATTACAAAAGAGCTTTCCGGGTGGAATGCTTAAAATTATTGGTACAGAGAGCGCAAAGGCATTAGCTTCAACTCCTGTAAGATACCTGATAGGTGATGAGCGTGACAGGTGGGCATTCGATGCAGCCGGCGAAGGTGATTCTTGGGAGCTTGCCGAAGCAAGGCAGACAACATTTTATAATTCAAAAGCGCTTGAAGTTTCATCTCCGACAGTAAAGGGTAAAAGCCCTATTGTCAAATCATTTATGCAGGGCACACAAGCTTATTGGTGTCACAAATGTCCTGAATGCGGTGAGTATCATTTTATACTTTTTGAACATATACGATATGAAACCGAAGTCAAAGAAATTGGCGGAGAAAAGATTTATAAAGCTAAAGTGCTGGGTTTTGCATGTCCAAATTGCGGGGTAATTACGCCTGAAAAGATAATGAAGCGGCAGCCTCAAAAATGGATAATGAATAATGCCGAAGCATACGAAAGCGGTCACGTATCTTTTTGGATATCACCGTTTGCACATCCTTGGCGCCAATGGCGCACAATTACAGACAAATTTTTAAAGGTCAAAGATGACCCTTTAAAATTGCGTACATTCGTCAACACAGTATTAGGGCAACCGTTTGAGGACAGAGGCGAGATAGCAGATGAAGATACATTACTTGCGCGGCGTGAAGATTACGGCGCAGAACTCCCTGAAGGTGTTCTTGCATTAACCTGCGGAGTTGATACACAGGATAACAGACTTGAATACGAAGTAATCGGACATGGATATTTCGGTGAAACGTGGGGTATTGAAAAAGGTTATATTATGGGCGTTCCCGATACACCGGAGGTATGGGCTCGGCTTGATGATGTAATAGAGCATGTTTATAAATTCAAAGACGGCAAGGGCTTAAAAATTTTAATGACGTGTGTCGATTCAGGCGGTCACTATACACAGGAAGTATACGAATACTGCCGCACGCGCTTTGAAAAACATGTAGTTGCCATAAAAGGTAAAGGCGGAGATATCCAATATATCAACCTTCCCCGCAAAGCAATTATTAGAGGCAATAAAAAGAAATGGACTTGGCTTTATACTCTTGGGGTTGATGCAGGCAAATCAACTATAATGGGCAATTTGAAAGTCCAAACAGCGGGACCAAAATTTTGTCATTTTCCGCTAAGGGACAACTATAATATGGCATATTTTAACGGTTTGTTATCTGAAAAACTTGTCTGCAAAAAGACTACATCGGGCTTTAAGTGGTATTGGGAAAGAATACCGGGACACGCTCATAACGAAGCGCTTGACTGTCGTAATTATGCCATGGCGGCATTCAAAATAATAAACCCGGATTTATCGGCAATAGAAAGACGGCTGAAAAATATTAAGCCGAAACGTGAAGCTATAACGGCAAGAAAGCCTAGGAAGCGCGCTGTCAGCAATCCTTATTTAGAAGGGGGTGACGATTGGTAATGAATAAGCAGGAACTGATTTCACTGTTGGAAAACAAGCGTAAGCGCCTCGGAATGTATTACGAGCGTGAAGAAAAAATGCTGACAGACGGAGTGCAAAGTTATGGTATCGGTTCAAGAAATCTTTCACGGTATCAAACAGACCTTGCAAAAATTCAGGAAATGATTGCAACATTGGAGGAAGATATAAGGGAGCTGGAAGGCCGTTTAATTAAAGAACGTCCGAGAAAAGCCTATGGAATAGTACCTATGGATTGGTAAATCAGAGGAAAGATTTTTGTCTTTCCTCTATGCATATTCGGGGTTTTGCTCCTTTCCCCTCGAATGTGTATTCGCAGATAAGAGGATAAAATAATGACAAATGCAAATAAAATCAAATTCAAAAATAAAGGATATTCGGAAGCAGGAGCGAGTTATACCAAAAAATCATTAAAAGGTTTTATACCTCAAAGCGGAAGCCCGAACGAAGATATAAACTGGAATAATCAAACTTTGCGTGAACGCGCAAGAATGCTTGATATGTCAGGCGGTCTTGCTTCATCTGCTATAAAAACCAATGCAACAAACGTTATCGGCTGCGGATTACAACTCAAGAGCAGAATTGATTTTGATTATTTAGGCTGGAGTGAGCAAGAGGCTCTTAATTGGCAGAAGAATACCGAACGAGAGTGGGCGTTGTGGGCAGAAAACAAACGTGCCTGCGATGCAACGGGGCTGAATGATTTTTATTCTTTACAGAAAATAGCTTTTAAAAGTTCATTTACCAACGGCGATTGCTTTGGACTTTTTAAGCAGTACAAACCGACATTAATGCTCCCGTATGGTCTGAGAATTAAATTGATTGAGGCGGACAGAATATCTACACCGCACACAAAATTATTAAGAACTCCGTTGTTTATAACAGACGGTATAGCAAAAAACGGTAACAAAATATATGACGGGGTTGAGATAAATGATGACGGGCTTGTTACAGCTTATTACATATCAAACAACTATCCTTGGGAAATAACGCAGGTTCCTTCAAATTGGGAGAGGGTGGAGGCATACGGAGAAAAAACGGGATTACCTAATATTATTCAGGTAATGGATGCGGAACGCCCCGACCAGTATCGCGGATTATCAGAACTTGCCAAAGTAATAGAACCGCTTTTGCAAATAAGAAGATACACCGAAAGCGAATTAACTGCTGCGCTTGTAGAAAGTTTCTTTACCGTATTTGTCAAAACTGAAGCCGACCCGTCGGAACCTGTTTTCAACGAAACAAACAGCGAGGGACAGGAAACATTACCCGATGATGATAATGAATATAAAATGGGACCGGGAACGGTAAATAATTTAAAGCCGGGCGAAAGTGTAGACTTTGCAGACCCTAAAAGACCTACAAGCGGTTTCCCAAATTTTGTACGGGCTATTTCGGCTCAGCTTGGTGCGGCTTTGGAAGTTCCGGCGGATTTACTGATGAAAGAGTTTAACTCAAGTTATTCGGCAGCGCGTGCTGCACTTATGGAGGCTTGGAAAGCGTTTAAAATGCGCAGAGAATTGTTTACAAGTAATTTCTGCCGACCTGTTTATGAAGTTTGGATGTATGAAGCGGTTGCGAGGGGAAGAATTTTTGCACCGGGCTTTTTTACAGACCCTCTGGCAAGGGTAGCATATCTTGACGCGGGCTTTATCGGACCGTCACAGGGAATGCTTGACCCTGTAAAAGAAATAACAGCAGAGATACTTGCCTGTGAAAACGGTTTTTCGACAAGAGCAGACAGCGCTATTAAAATTAACGGTTCTCAATGGGACAGCAATATAACCCAGTTAAAACGCGAAAATCAACAACTTTCAGAGGCTACATTAACAAAAGAGATAGTCGGACAAGTTATAAAAGACAGCGTGAAGGAATCACTACAAACCGCAGAGGAAAAAGAAAATGATAACAAAAAACAAGAAGCAGCTTAAATTTTGGAACATGGTAAGTGTGGATGAAACACATGGTGAAATAATTTTATATGGTGATGTACTTGACAGAACACCGGTTGATTTTTTCACAGGTGAACCGGTAGATGATTTATTTATAACTCCTAAAGGCTTTAATGAGGATTTAGAAAAAATTAAAGACAAAGACATAATTACAATCCGTATTAATTCAGGAGGCGGTATCTTAGATACAGGAATTGCAATCGGGAATACAATAAAGGGGTTGAAGTCAAAAACCATAGGTATTGCAGAGGGATTTGTGGGCAGCGCTGCAACACTAATTCTTTGTTCTTGTGATGTTGTAAAAGCTTACCGTTCATCTGAAATAATGATACATGAGGCAAAGGGCGAAATGGAAGGTTCTTATTCAAAAGATGATTTGCTGAAATCAATAGAATCTTTTGATTGTGCCGAGAAATCCATGGTTGAGATTTATAAAGACAAGACAGGGCTAAGCGAAGAAGAAATAAAAGAACTCATCAAAGCTGAAACGTGGATGACGGGTATAGAAGCTAAGGAGCTGGGTTTTGTTGATGTCCTTATTGAGGATGAGGAAGCAGAGCCGCAGTTTGAACTGCAAAACAAAAAAATATTGCTAGTAAACGGAGTAAAACATAATATCAGCGGGTATCATATCCCGCCGAAAGTTTTAAAAAGATTGAAAAATAAAAATTCGGATAAGACAGGAGGAAAACAAATGGCATTTACAATGAAAAAACTACAAAATTTCTTCTTAAAGGGGCTTGCTATGTGTAATGAAGCAGAAGAACAAGAAGACGAGCTTTTGGATGAAGAAAATCTTGAGGAACAGGAGGAACAATTACCTCCTGCAACAAACAAAAAAAACAAAAAGAACTCGGATGAAGACAACCTCGAAAACGAGGATGATGAAGAACTTGAGAACGAAGACGATGAAGACCTTGAATGCGAAGATGATGAAGAATTGGAAAATGAAGACGAAGAAGAAGTTGTAAACTTGAAAAATTTATCTCCGAAAGCAAGAAAAGCAGTACTAAAAGAGCGCAAAAGATTACAAAGTATAGATAAAATTGCGGGAACAATCCAGAACAAAAAACTGGTTACAGAAGCTAAATACGGTAAAAGAGCTTGCAGCGCTGCAACGTTGGCATACAGGTCATTAGAAGCACATAAGAAAATCAACCGTTCAGCTTTAAATAATCTTGAAACAGATTTTTTAAACAGCGGTGCCCAGAAGGTAAAATCACTCGGCAACAGCGGAACAAGCGGCAAACCTGATGCCAAGACCGAAGCGGCAAGAACGGCGCAATTATATACACAACTAAAGGGGGGTAGAAAATAATGACACAAAGATTAAATCAGGTTGTCGAAGAAATGGAGTACGACAACTTAATTAATGATTATGAGCCTAAGCCTGATATATTCGGGGTAATAATCCGAAAAGGTCAGGGAGCTTTAAAAAGAAAGACAGCGCTTGCAAAAGGAGAAGACGGCAAGTTTGTAATATTGGGCACAGAAAAACTTTCAAGTGAAACGAGCGCACCGAAAGCAAATTGTATTCTTGCCGAAGACGCGGAAGACGCAACAGCTGGTGATGTAGCAGCAACAGCTTACAGGGTCGGACATTTCAATGAAAACGCCTTAATTGTTGCGGACGGCTACACACTTACAGATGAAGACAGAGAAAATTTCAGACAAGGCGGTATTCTTCTCGATACTGCCATGAAATATTAAGGAGGAATTAATGGCGATTGATATAAGTAACACACATCAGCTTTTAATGGCTGTTGAGGAAATGCCGAAAGCGAAGAGCTTTTTACGTGACAGATATTTTCCGACAAATGAAAATACTGATATTTTTACAACAAATGACGTGCTTGTAGATTACAAAGACGGCAAAAAGAAACTTGCGCCTTTTGTAGCACCTCGAAAAGGCGGAAAAACAATAACAAGAAAAGGTTATAGAACAGAGAGCTACGAACCGCCTTACATAGCGCCGAGACGTCCTATGACTATCGATGATTTGAAAAAACGCGGATTTGGCGAAGCTTTGTTTTCAAACCTTGCACCTGCTGAGCGGCAAAATATGATGGCGCTTGCGGATATTGACGAGATGTCTGAAATGATTACAAACCGAGAAGAATGGATGTGTGCAAAAGCCTTATTTGAAAACGGTTATGTAATGAAGCATTACGTTGACGGTAAAACGGAAGAAGATAAAGAAATTCGTTTTTATACAGAAGATAAAAACCCTGCTGTTTATACTCCGTCCAAAAACTGGTCTGACCCGACAGCAGATATTCTCGGTGACTTATATAATATGGCGAGAATGCTTAAAAAACGCGGCTTGCCCGCAACCGATTTAATTGTTGAAGGTACAGTTGCCGATTATATTATGAATAATAATAAAATCAAAGAACAGCTTGATAACAGACGTTACGAAGTCGGTGAAATTAAGCCCGAAGAACTTCCTGAAGGTGTAAGTATCTTGGGCAGACTAAACTGTAAAGGCATTATTATAACCGTTTTTGTATATGATGAAACTTACGAAAACGATGAGGGAGCGGATGAAAACTTTGTACCTGCGGGTTATGTGTCATTAACGGCTCCTTCTTGCGGGCGTACTCTTTACGGTTCTGTTGAACAGCTTGAAGAAGACGGCCAATTTCACAGCTGGCCCGGCAGGAGAGTTCCAAAATATTTGGCTGACAGAAAATCAAATATAAGAGAAATAGGGGTATCAGCTAAGCCTCTGCCGATTGTCAACAATAAAAGCCCTATGGTTGTGGCAAAAGTAGCTTAGTAGATTAAAAAGGAGATATTTATGACATTAATAAAAATTACACGCGGTTCTTACGGCTTGTATGAAAATAACAGTGTAGTAGCAAAAACCTCAGACGATAAACCGTTTGAGGTTTCTAAAGCAGAAGCTGAAAGGCTTGTAAAATTGGAAGTGGCGGAAATTGTCAATGATAAACCTGAACCAAAAAAGAGCGACGATGATGTATTGGCTTACGACAAATCAATGAAAATGGCTGCTTTGTCTGAAATTGCTTTAAAATATGGCGTTGACAATACAGCTTTGGAAGCTTGCACTAAAAAGCAGGAAATTATTGACTTAATAGACGAAAAGCGAAAAGAAGTCGACGATGATGATGATGACACAGAAACCCCGGATTTTGGAGCAAGTGACGGAGTAGTTTCTTAAAATGAGATTTAAAGATGAATTAAAATCTGATTTAAATAACGTTTTTTTTAACTTTGAAGATTTTGCTGAAAATCATTATATAAACGGTATTAAGAGAGAATGCATATTTGATGATAATAAACTTCGGGAAAAACAGAGCGGCGCTGCATTAGCTGTTGCTGAAAGTTCGGTTATGCTTTTCGGTAAAACTTCCGAATTAGGTCCGAAACAGCCTGCTGGAACATTAACAACTATTGACGGCAAACCTTATTTTGTTGATGAGTGGGACGAAGATATGGGAATGTCAACGGTAACGCTTCATCAAAATATAAATTGCTAGGAGGAATTATGACAATCGTGTCAAACTTGGATGCCGTAAAAAAATGGCTTGAAGATAACGTTTGTTCAGAAATTGAATTTAAAATACCTGATGATGAAACAGCACCGGAAGACTATAACTATAAATTGGTTAAGCCTTCCGTATTTGTTCATTATTTACCTTCAAAAGGTCTTCCGAACACAGCGCCTTCAATTCCTTCAATATGCGTTGAACTTGAAAGCGGTTATGATGCAATAATTGACAAAAGAGGCGAACTTAACATTCGTTTGGGGTTTTCTACTTGGAATCCCGGCATGCATATTAAAAAGAATAAAAAAAAGATTTTTGACAGCAATTTTGAGGGGTGGCGCGACGCTTGGAATTTTGTTGATTTAGTTCTTGAAAAGATTGAGAACAGCGAATATATTGGCGGTTTACGATTGATAAAAGAAAATAATGTTGAATATACACCGCTTTCACAGCAGGAAAATATACCTGTGTTTTTTCCTTACTGGTATGCTCAAATCTCTTTTACACTTGAACGATCTGTTGTGAGGACAAAACAAAAATACAGAAATTTATTGGATTAAAGAGGCTATGCCTCTTTTTAACAGGAGGAAAAAATGACATATAAACATGGTACCTATGGCAACATAGGTGACAGTATAACGGCAACTACCGTTAAATCATCTACAAATGTTATTTATTTTGGAAAAGCTCCGATTAATCTTGTAAAAGATTATAAGGAAAAAGACCTGATAAATACATTTATTGAGGTAAGCGACAAAACCGACGCATATTCAAAAATCGGGTATTCTTCGGGTTGGAACAGTTTCACATTATCAGAACCTGTTTCGGCGCATTTTGATAACAGACAGGGAAATATAGGGCCTATATATTTAGTGAATGTTCTTGACCCTGCTATACATAAGAAATCTGAAAAAACAACAAAGCAGATTGCTTTTACTAACGGCAGAGCAGAATTTAAAACAGATACCATAATTTTAGACAGTATTGCACTGGCTGATAAAGTTTTGGATGTTGATTATTCAGTCGATTACAACTTTACAAAAGGCACAGTTATTCTTCAGTCTTTGCAGGATGAAGTTATAAGCGGTTCTTTGAGTTGTTCGTATGATGAAGTTGATGTTTCGTTGATAACTGATGACGACCTTATAGGAGCGGTTACAGCAAATGAAGAATATTCAGGCTTGGCACTATTGGAATTATTTAACCGCGAGACATCAAAAATCCCGAACCTTATATGTGTTCCGGGATACATGGATAATCCGAAAGTTTACAGCGCTGCCGTCACCGCTGCAAATGCGGTTGATGAACAATGGCAGTGTTTTGTTTGTTCCGATTTACCGATTGTTGATGGTGAAGAAAAAATTGATACAAGGGAAAAAGCCCTGAAATGGAAAGAAAAAAATAACTATAATTCAGACCGCGCAAAATCAATATGGCCTATGGCACAAGACAGCCAGACAGGGAGAATTTATCATGGTTCTGTTCTAATGGCTGTTGAATTTTTGAGGCAGGATGTTGAAAACGACGGAATACCAAAAGAAACATGTTCAAATAAACCTGTACCTGTTACAGGGCCTTATTTTGGCAAGGATAGTAAATCAAAGGGTTTTGGCAGAAACAAAGCAAATAAACTGAATGAAAAAGGTATCACAACTTTTATCAGAAATAACGGTAAATGGGTTATTTGGGGTGGTCATACAGACGCTTATAATTACGGCACCGACATGGACGCCAGAGTAATTTTCGATACTTATACAAGAATGATTTATCATATCGTAAATGATTTTCAGGTCAGATTTGCCGATGATATCGACAAAGGCTTATCTGTCCAGCGTAAGGATTCGATAATTAATGAAGAACAGGAACAGCTTGATTTACTTGTTGCAAAAGAAGCGCTTGTCGGAACACCTAAAGTATTATTCTTGGCAAAAGAAAATTCTACAAGTGATATTATGGAGGGTGATTTTTTCTTTGACATACCTGTAACGGTTACACCGCAAGGTAAATCATACACCGCAAAAGTTTACTATACTGATGACGGCTTGAAAAGTTACGTCGGAGAGGAGGCAGCATAATGGCAACAATAGATTTAAACGGTCCGATACTGGCGAACAAACTGCTTTGCGGTAATGATGTAATAGCGGAGGACGTAACATGCACTTTGCCTGATGTAACTTTTTTAAAAGCCGACTATAAAGCAAACGGAACAATTTCGCTGCCAATACCTTTAGTTGAAGCTATGGAAGCAGGTATTACAAAAATCGGTTTAAATAAAAAGCTCGGCAAAATACAAAAACTTGAGCCTAAGAATTTTGAATTCAGAATTGTTCAGGAAGATTTAAAACTTGACGGCACAAAAAAACAGACAGGTATAAAGGCTTTTATCAGAGGATGCGCGAATAAACTTTCAGGCGGTTCTATTGAGCCGGGTACAAGCTGGTCGGGTGAAATTGCAATATCTGTCATCCGCTATCAACTGATTGTAGACGGGGTAGAGCAGCACCTTATCGACCCTTTAAAAGGCATTATCAAGATTGACGGTGAAGATTACGGTCAAACAACAAGAAACTTATTATAATAATTACGTATTACGGCGGTTTTTATACCGCCTTTTCATTAAAAAAAAGGAGAAACAATGTTAGAAAAAATTATATTAAAAAAACCGATTATGATAAACGGAACAGAAGTAAAAGAATTGACATATGATTTTGACGAATTGACGGTAGAAGATTACACCAATGCAGAAACGGCAAAAGCGCGGTCAATGGGTTCAACCGGGTCTATGGTGCAAAAAGTCGCACAGGTTGACAGTTCGCTCCATATTTATTTAGCTCTTGCCGCAGTTATTGCAGTAAACAGAAATTATGATTTTATTGATTTAATAAAAATTAAAGGCTTTGACGTTGTTAAGCTGATGAAAGCGGGTCAATCTTTTTTTACTTCGCAGGCAGTAACGGAATCAGCGCAAGACAACTCCGAAAACTCGCAAGAAAGTACTCAAAATATTACTGTATCTCCTTAAATACGGTTTACGGTATGAAAATAACGGATTTAATAAACGAAATTAAAGAAACCGTTGAAGATTTAAAAGAAAAACAGGAACAAAAGAAATTACAAAAAAAATTTTCTAATCACAAAAGGAATTAAACTATGGCACCAAAAGGTAAAACAATGAAAACAGTTGTAGAATTGGCAGGTGCCATAGACCCTTCTTTAGGCAGAAGCGTAAATGAAGCTTCTGACCTTCTTGGTAAAATCGACCTGAAAGCTGCTGCAATCGGAGCGACATTTATTGCCGCCGGGGTTATGGCTGTCAAAGGCATATCAGATATTACAAAAGAGCTATGGAAACTTGGTGAAGAATTCGGAGATACTTTTGATAATATCAGAATACAAACAGGCGCAACAGGGGAGGCTTTGGAAGCTTTAAAGGATGATTTTAAAGCCGTTTATACAAGTGTTCCTGCTGATATGGATAAAGTCGGCACTGTAATTGCTGATTTTAACACTAAACTTGATTTGTCAGGTGATGTTCTTCAAAATGTATCGGAAAAAGCGCTTCTTGTATCGGATTTGATGAAAGAAGATGTAACAGCAGTAGTTGATGAGAGTTCAAAAGCTTTTAAACAGTGGAATATTGACGCAGAAGATATGGGCGGACAAATGGACTATATCTTTAAAGTTTCTCAGTCAACAGGCGCAGGATTTACGGATTTGCTTGGCAAAATGCAGCAATACGGTCCGCAATTACAAGGTATGGGTTACGGTTTTCAAACCGCCGCAACTTTAATGGGACAGTTAGAAAAAGAAGGTGTTAATACTGATGAAATATTGGGCGCTTTAAAGAAAAGTACGGCAGCTTTTGCGAAAGAAAACCTTTCAGCAGGCGATGGTTTGGCAATATATTATGCAAAGATTAAAAAAGCACGTACAGAAACCGAAGCGATTAATATTGCCGCTAAGGTGTTCGGTACCAAAGCAGGCAGTTCAATGGCTCGTGCAATTCGTGAAGGTTCACTCAATATTCAGGATTTGACCAAGTCATTACAGGAAAGCGGCGAAACAATAAAAGATGCGGCATGGGATATATACGATGCCCCCGAAAAGTGGAAGCTGTTTCAAAATAAAATGCAGGTTATGTTTGAACCGATTGCAACCGTCATATCAGAAGGACTTGGCGATTTAATGGATTCCGTTGCGCCTGCATTTGCTGAAATTATGCCTGTATGGGAAGATTTTTTAAAAAATGCTGCACCTGTAATCAAGAGCGTGATTGACGGTTTAGGAAAAGAGCTTGCAAAAATTATGCCGCCTTTATTGAAACTTGGAACTGAGATTTTACCTTTGCTGGTTGCAACGGGAAAACTTTTAGGGCCTGTGTTTGCATTTTTCGGAGGTGTTCTGACAGGGATTATAGAAGAAGCTCTAAATGCTTTTACACCTTTAATTACAAATATAATTGATATTTTGACAAATCTTATTGACTTTGTAAGGAACGTTTTTTCAGGAGAATGGAGCGCTGCTTGGGATAATATCAAAGATATTTTCAGTAATCTCGGATTAGGAATATTAAACACATTCGGTGCAATAATAAATTCAATTTCAGGCATGATAAACAGTTTCATAAACGGGATAAATACAGGTTTGCCCGAATGGATGAACATACCGAAAATTCCTATGATAGATTTTAATCCTGAAATGCCGAAACTGGCTGCGGGGGGCTGGACTGACGGTCCGAGTATCGCAGGCGAAGCGGGGCGTGAGGCAGTAATATCCTTTGACCCTGCATACAGAGAGAAAAATTTGTCACTCTGGGAACAGGCAGGACAACTTCTTGGTGCAGATAACAGCGTAAGTACTTCTTATGATTTGGGAGGCTTCACTTTCAGTCCGCAGTTGATAATCGAAGGTGATGTAAGCCCGCAATCCATTATTGAAAAACTAAAAGAATGCGAAAGTGATTTTGTTGATTTGATTATGGAATGGCTTAGAAGTAAGGGAGTAAATTTCGATGGCGGTGATAGTCTCATATACTGATTATATAACGATTGAAGGCGATATGTTTGATATAATCGCTCTCAAATTTTACAGCGAAGAAAGTTTTGCACATCATATAATGCAGGCGAACCCCGAATATATATCGACAATAGTATTTGAAGGCGGGATAACTTTAAAAATCCCCGTCTTTGATACTCTGGAAACAAGTGAATCATTACCGCCTTGGCTTTAAGGAGAAATTATGACAGTTCAGGCTTCATGGCATGAAAGAAAATTTGAAATTTCAAATACTATGCTGAAAGCGCTTGAAAAAGTTGATTGCAGCTATAAAATCAAGAAAAAATCAAACGGCGACAACGGTGCATTTATAAATGAAGGACACGAACTTCAAAAATTCAGCCTGATTTATTCTGTAAGCCATTCCGTTGGTGTAAATCCTTTAAATGAATATGAAACTATGAGTTCATTTATCGGGAAATCAGCTCCTTTTCTGCTTGAAAATGCTTTATTCGGACCGCCTAATGTAATGCTTGACGGAGTAACGCTTTTAGCAGAACAGCTTACAAATGACGGACGTGTTTTAATCGGCAAAATAACGCTTTCTTTTATGGAATATTGCCCTGAAGGCAAAAATCAAACATCAAAAGCGGCCATATATGTAAGCCCTTTAAAAACACAAAAAATTGAACAGGATGCGGTCAATGATGTTCTAAATATTTTGTATAACGGCAAAGATATAAAAGACAGTGTTTCATTAAGCAAATGTGAACACGATATGTTTGCAGATAACAAAAAAGATAATCTTGTTATGGAATTTAACGACACAAAGAGGTTATGGGATAAATGGAACCCTGATAAAAACGACATTATTCAAATCAAATACGGATTGGCTGATACAGGAAGAATGTTTGTTGAAAAAGTAAAACCTGAAAATGGAGTGATGACGTTAAGAGCCTCCTCTTTTCCTAAAAATTTCACTAAGAAAAAAGTAAGTAAGTCTTGGCAGAATGTACATATACATCAATTATTTGAGGAAATAGCAGACAGGCATGGACTTGGTTTTGATGAATACGATGTTGAAGATGTTATTTATTCTTACGTAAGGCAGGCAAACATATCCGATTTTGATTTCATAAGCCAGCGCTGCAAACTTGAAGGCTTGGGATTTCTTGTTCACGATAAAAAATTAATAGTTTATAACGAAGAAGCGCTTGAAAAAAAGGAACCTGCGCAAACCATTGTTTTAAATGAAAACGAAGATTTTTCTTATGATGAAAACTTTGATAAAGGCTATGGAAATGCATTAATTTCAAACGGTGAAATTACAGGTAGTTATACAAGTTCTAACGGGCTTGACAGACCTCTAATTCAAAATATCAACTGTGAAATATCATCACAGGATGAAGGTAACAGATACGCAAAAGGTTTATTGCGGCATGAAAACAAGAATTTAAATAACGGTGCATTTAAACCGCCTTTAATGAGAGGTATTGCAGCGGGTTCGGTTGTTGGAATAAAGACTGCGGGCGCTAATTCTTGGAACGGTAATATTTTTATACATCATTTAAGGCAGGATTATGTAAATATGGAAAGCAAAGTATTTTTTAGAAAGGCTGTTGTCTGATGTCAGAAATACAAAAGGGCATAATTTCATCAATCGAAAGCCAGCCGCTCGACAGAAACGGAGATTGCACAAAAGCGCGTGTTCTTCCTTCGTCTCAGCCTGATATGCCGACAAAACCCTTAACAATTCCATGGCATTTACGGGGACCTATGGGAGAACTCAAAGCGGGTGAAAGTGTTGTTTTTGCATTGTTCGATGATTTGACCGGCGTTATCCTTGAACGTATGGACGGCGAATGGACTGGAATAATACCGGGCAGTATAACAGCTACCGAAAACATAGAGGCTATGGAAAATATGAGTGCAAAAGACTTAACGACATCAAGCGTTGCAAGCCAGAATAACCATATTCATGGTAACGGCAATCAAGGCTCGGATACAACAGCGCCTAAGGGGTAACTATGACAACACAGGCTAAATGGAAAAATAAGACATTTGAAGTATCAAATCAAAAAGTCAATGCAATTAGCAGCTTTACGTTAAGTTCAAAACTGAAAACAGAAGAAAAAAAAAGTAAATCAGGCGCTAAAAAAGTTATTATAAAAGGCTTAATGCCTGAAGAATTACAGGTAAATTTTTCAAGCGGTTTTGCGGTTGGGACAGACCCTAGACAAGAACATGAAGATTTTAAAAAGCTTGCGGGACAAAGCGGAGAATTCTTTTTCGGGAGCAATAAGCTCGGCAGAGGTAACTTTGTACTTGAAGAAGTTTCTTTGGGTAATACCATTATGTCAAATTTTGGACGGATCTATCATGGTGAACATACTTTAAAATTTAGTCAGTATGTGTCGACATCAAAAAAACAAAAAGCTAAGAAAAAAGGCTACGGAGTAAGTGATGCAGAAATTGCAGAAGCAAAATCGGCACTGGGCATTGGTCCGAGCGCTCAGGAAAAGAAAACAAGAAAGTAGGTGTTTATGCTTTCAAACGGAAACGGAAGCCCCCAAACATGTGTTTATAACCTTATGAAATTGTTTCAGGGTGAAGTTCCATACGATAGATTAAGAGGGATGAACCCTGATTTGATTGATAAAAATACACCTGACTTAAATGCAGAAGCAATCAGTCATGCGGTGTGGCTTATTGAAACTTATGAGCCTAGAGTAACTTTATCGGAAGCAAATATTATAACCGATGAAGCAACAGGAAGTGAAATTATTAATTTGAATACCATAATAAAGGAGCCCTGATGAGCGATATTGATATTATAACAACTGATTCAAAAGAAATAATTAATGACATTGTCGGTTCTGTTGAAACAGGCGTAAAATCCCCTTTGTATCCGGGAGATGAAAGACGGATTTATGCAGATGTTATTGCTGCTCTTTACATTCAAAAATACAATTATATAAACGAACAGACAAAACAGCGTTTTTTAAGATATGCAAAAGCAGAAGTTCTTGATGCAATAGGAGAAGGCGAAGATTGCGAAAGAGCGCAGCCGGAAAAATCAGGTACGATTGAACGCTTCCATTTAACAAATTCATTAATGGCAAATGTTGTTATCCCTAAGGGTACAAGAGTAACAGGCGATAATACAAAATATTTTGCGACTGATGAAGTCGGAATTATACAAGCAGGAGAAACATATACAGATATTACGGTAAAAGCCGTAAAAGGCGGAAGCGATTATAACGGTTTTACAAAGGGACAGTTGAATACGCTTGTTGACATAGTTCCTTATATTGCAGAGGTGGAAAATTTAACCGAAACAAGCGGTGGTGATGACGGAGAGCCATACCCTAAAAGTGAAAAACATCCCGAAGGTGATGACGGAACAGGTGATGATAAATATAGAGAACGAATAAGGCTTGCGTCATCGGCCCGTTCAACAGCAGGTCCCGAACTGGCATATAAATCTCTTGCCATGTCAGCTGATGTGAGTATATCTGATGTTAAAGTTCTATCTCCCGAAGCGGGTGTTATAAAACTTGTTGTAATGTGTAAAAACGGAACAGAAGCAAGCGAAGAAATTTTAAAAAAAGTAATTGAAAAGGTAAGTAAAAAGGAGAAAAGACCGCTAACAGACCATGTAATTGCAGAATCAGTTAAAATCCTTCCTTATAATATTGAATTTGTTTATTACACAACATCAGATGAAGAAACCATAACAATAAATGCAGTAGAGGGGGCAGGCGGAGCAGTTGATATTTATAATAATTGGCAGCAAGGAACGATAGGACGTTCAATTAACCCGGACCGAATAAGGTCAGAAGTGTTAAAAAATGAAAATAAGCCGATAGGAGCCGACCGTATAGAAATTATACAACCTGTTTATACGGAAATACCCGAAGATGCTGTTGCAAAATGGTCAGGAGCTGCAAAAATCAATCACATTACTTTATAGGTGCAAATATGAAAAAAGAAGATTTTGATATTTTAGAACTTCTGCCTGAATTTATGCGTGAGGATGATACTAACCAAGCTCTTGCAAAAGGCATAAATAAAACAGAACAAAAAACTTTGAGTGAACTTTCTCGATTAAGCGTATGGGATAAAACAGACGAGCTTAATGAAGCAGAATTGTCAGAGCTTGCATATGAGATGAATATATTTTGGTATGAAGAAAGCGCAGATATTGAAACAAAGCGGAAAGTTATAAAAAATGCGAAAAGAGTTTTTGCGACTTTGGGAACAGCATATGCAGTAGAACAGGTTATCGATGATTATTTTCCTCAGGCCTATTTACAGGAATGGTTTGAATATGGCGGAACTCATCATTATTTTAAAGTTTTTTCAAACAACCCGCAGATTTTAAACGCTCAAATAGATTTATTTCTGCGTGTTTTGGAAAAAGTCAAAAGAAAATCAGCGTGGCTTGAATGTATCGAATTTCAAATGCAGGGAACTTTAAGTATTCCGGCATGTATAAAAGTTACCGAGCAGACGGAATATATTTGCGAATTAAAGCAGGAGGCAGAATGAGTGTAGTTAATAACCTTGTAGTAACAAAAAGAGGTGCACTGTTACTTGATTTGTTAAAAACAAATAACGGCACATTCACCCGATTTATTATCGGCGAGGGTTTTTGTTATGATGATTTAACAAGCAGGACAGAGATAATAAATCCAATATGCCCTTTAACAATAAAATCTTATGAAAAAGATAAAAAATCAGGGATTGTTAAATTATTTGCCGCATTTGATAACACAATTACAGACGAAGATTTTTGGTATAGGGAACTGGGTTTAATGGCCTTAGATCCTGATACAAATGAAGAAATTTTATTTGCTTACGGTAATGCAAATGAACTTGCTGAATATATACCTGTTGCAAAAACGAATAAAGTAACTATTCGTAAGAGCTTGATTTTAGCGATTAATGTAGGAAATGTTGACAATGTTTCAGTAATTATTGATACAAGTTATGATTCATATCAAATTAAGGCAGAAAAAGGGCAGCCGGAAGGCTACGCTTCGCTAGACGAATACGGGCGAGTGCCTGTGTCACAGGTGCCTATCTTTATCAGAGGGTGTTTCAACTCGGGACCCGTTGACGAGAACGGGGAGGCAGCTTTATTGAGCCTTGACGAAACCGTTTTAACGCTTCATACACCTGCCGTATGCACAACTGTAAGCGGTGAAACCTTCAGCGTAAATGAAGATATATCAAAAGATATTTCTGACCTCACGGAAGGGCATTACAATGTTTTTTACAATCCTGAAACAAACGGGCTAGAGGTTTATGCAAATACTATATTCCAACAAAAATCTAAGCCTGTTGACTGGAATGTAAATGATATATGGATAGATACAAGCGTAATGCCGTATTTGTCAAAAATTAAGATATCCGAAACCGAAGTGCAAATTGTTAAACTGATTAAATGTGGACTAATAACAATAGAAGTATAAGAGAGGTATTTATGATATTAAAAACAGGACCATATAATGTAGGCGTTTGCAATAGTGACCGTATATTAAGACAAAGCGACAAATCCGAAATAACATCATGGAGTTTCCCAGACAAAAGCAGATATGAAGATTTAACCCTTTTAGAAAGCGAAAAATCGTATACGCATGATGTTGAAGGATATTACGCAATAAGTAAAAAAGCAGGTAAACAAAATGCGTATGTTTCAATGTATTCAGGAGGCTTAGGTTATACTTGTGCATCACCGAATATGCAGGGACACTGTGTACTTTCTATTTGGGCACCTGCAAATCAAAGTTGCGTAGTAAATTATGATGCCACCGGTGATGTTAATTATTTTAGATTTATACCTGCGAAAGGAGCTGTTAATGAGTAAATATTATTACTATGAACAAAACAACAAAATTGTAGGAGCAGACACAGACCAAGAAAGATTAAAACGCACAATGTTAATCGCAGGTGATAAAGATGAAACTATTAAAGAAACCAATAAAGAAATAGTAAGTTTTAACAGTGGTTATGTATTCAGCGATAATGAGGAATATATAAAGGAATATTTAAAAACATTGAAAATGACAAAATATGATTTTTTTAAATATGTATGCCAACCTAACGGAATAACTTACAGTCAATTAATGGAAGCAGTAAATTCAAATGATGAAATTGCAGGTGCTTGGAACTTGTGTAACCACGTTTACAGATGCGATGAAATAC